CACTGAAGGTACTTAAGCTATCAAGAGCATAAGTTCCGAACATGTCATAGTATTTAGTTTGAAGACGAATTTCAGTAGCTCTCTCCCATGCTTTGTAGACAGTAGGATTAAATGGATCTTCGTTTTCCCACTGTGTGTCAGCTACTATATCACCTTTTTTGATTAAGTCTGATAAGCATTTAGTTCCTCCAGGATCGAAGGAATCTATGTGAACAGGAAAGCGAGCACTCCGAAGTAAGTATGATTTACCTGAGCCAGTGTCTCCAGAAATTAGTGCACTAAATCGTTTCTGAAGCGGATCTTGTGCGTAGAAGTCTTTTACTCGTTTTAGTTCTGCTTTTGCATCGTAAGCCATTAATTTTCTCCTTGTATTATTACTCCATTAGTCCATGATATTGCAGCTGTAGCCTCACCTTTTCGTCTAAATAATGAAGGATTTGTTTCTGGAGATACATCAACAGTTGCAATAGCGTCTCTCAACATATCCCATGCTTCTACAATATTAAATTCTACTAATTTACCTTTTTTATTAAATATAACTACTCTTTTAATATCTTCAGATATTTCTAATGAGATAGAATCAGTTACTATTTGTTTCATTAGTCTATGTGTCATATTTAGTTTTCCTTTTTTACATTTCTATTCTTGTAATAGAATTTTTAAATTGATTAGGATGATATAGTTTTATCTTTATATATCCATTTTCTTTGCAATTTACATCTAGTTGTCTTATATCTATCTTTTTAGGATCTACTATCCACATAGGATGATAAATAAAGTAAAATTTTTCTTCTCTCTCTTCCAATTCAAAACATTTTTCTATCTGATTTGTAGTCATAAAATTATTTCCAGTCTAAATTAATTTTATTAGTAGTTTCCATCTTTCTAGGATCCCAAAATTCTTGCTTAAAACCTAATGGTGGTTCACTACAATGACGTAAAGGATTAGGCCAGGCCATACAATAATCATGGAAAGGACATCCGAAGTATTTTGAACAACTTCCAGGATTCATTGAAAAGCACATCATTACTGCATCACCTTCAGTACATTTAGATAGTCTGTCAAAGTCACGATCTATATCATCTAACATACTAACTACATTCCATAACCAGACATTCATCTGCTCAGGTGTCTTCCATGCAGGTACACGTTTAAATCCTATGTGATAACCTTGAGCACGTGCAGATGAACCACGAGTTAGGTAGTGGAATGAAGTACCACAGAACTCAATTCCAATTACCTGTTCAATAGGATACATACAGTATAGGCAGTGTGTGTAAGTACCATTTTGAATAGATAGGAAGAAATTAGTTGACCACCAAGGAAAGTTCATAGACTTTTCAGTTGCAGACTTATGATCCCAAGAAAATATTCTACCACTCTCCTTATTTTGTAAAACTGAATCCATTCGATAGTATAGTACCCGTCCTTTTTCATCTATAGGTACTGTACCTGAAACTTCAGTGAATAGTAACTTGTTGTCTCTTAAGTCATTTTGTCGCTCTCTAGCAAATTTGTTGAGTGCAAAAACTACAGCCATAGGATCTTTTGGCTTGTACATGTCATCAGTTGACTCAGGAAACTTTTTACGATAGTGATTTATAAATGCTGCATAAGCACCTTGTACATCATCATAGCCGTGAATTAGTTGATGTTCCCTAGCCATGTGCCAGCACTCACCAAAGTACGTATGATGTTCTGGACGATCAACTCTCCAACCAAGTACATGTTTGAAGAAGTACATTCTATTACAATCGCACCAATCGCTAAGTTTAGATGAATCTTGTATATACCACTCTGGATGTTCAGTTATCACTGTTTCACCTCTCTTATTACATTAATTTTATTATAGCGAATTGTTCCTTCTGGGATTGGATGGGTTTTAAAGTATCTTAACTTTTTAATATCTTTTCTATTTGAGCGTGTCAGTGGAGTAACCTCTAATATAGTAAGGGAGGTAACACATAAAGGACTTGGATTTCTTGCTAAAAAATTTTTTGCTTGTTTTAATTTCTTAAAACAAAAAATTCCATAGCATTCTATTGTGTCGTCTACTACATCTTTTCCAATAGAGTAAGTAAAGTTATACCCTGCAGTTTTTGCAAAGCAAGTTGTAAAAATAATCTTTCCATTTTTATCCTCAGCCAATCTAACAACTTTATACCTTACTAAGTCATAATTTATTTCTTTCATCATTTCTTATTCTCCTTATATTCTCCACTTGATTTAAATATAGTTCCAGGTCCTTTATCCCAGTTCATTCTTCCTTCATCTCCAGGACAATAGTTGTAAAGAACATGTAGTTTATAAAAATCACTATAATAATCTGATGCACTATGTGATCCCTGAGTACATCCACAATTAGCACATATTTCTTTAAGTTCTTTCATCTTGATTTACCTCCTCTACACCAAACCTACTCTCTTGTTCAGCCATTATATAAGACCTTACAGTGTGAGTAGGTCTGTCTAATAATTCAGCTAATTGATGTATTCCATTGTTTAAAGCATGCATTTTACTACGTGCTACAGTATGAAATTTATGCAGTTCTTTATACCAGTTTAAAGTAACTATGTATTTTTTCACTTTATCAATTCCTATAAATCATCTAACATTAAATTTCTTTCAATGTAAGTTCCATTTTTAAATAATAGTAAATTTAATCGCTTATGTTTAACTGCAAAAATTGCACAAGCGATAGCATTCATTACGTTTAAACTACAAGGAACTATATAATCATAGGTAGAGGAATCTTTCATAATTTCTTGAAATGCTCTAACCATATTATTAGTAGAGTAACGATTCATAGGTCCTTCTGATAAATATATTATGTTACCATAGTTTTCTGCCTCACTAAAGTTGTGAGAACTTTTGTTTACTATATAAACATTATTCATCATATTCACCTTCATTCTCAGGTATACTAACTGTATTTGATTTAGTAATACTTTTAGTACTTTTTACTGCATTCATAATTCCTGCTGGAGCAGATGAAGTTTCTAATTCTTTACGTAAGAATTCATTATTTCTTTTATCGTCCCCTTTTGATTCTCTAATGTTGGGATTGAGTTTGTTTAATTTTTGAACGAACTTAAAATTGTTAAATAGTTTATCTATATTAGAAGGTTTTTCTTTTACAGTAGGAACTATTTCAATTTTTAAGTTTCTTTTTTCTATGGCAGCTGGACATTTATTAGAAGTTTCTATAGTACAAGCAGTACCTTCATAAATCTTATGACCAGCTATACATAAATCAGTTTTCACTTCATCTGATAATGGCCAGAACTCACACTCATTGAATTCTCTACAACTGTGTGGTTCTATCACTTCAATAACTCTTTCTTGTTTTGGGAGTGCTTTTCTGAACATTAATAGTTCAATTCCACACTCAGCACAGAATACATGTTTAGGCATCTAGAGATTCCTCCTCATTGTCATCTTCTTTGATAACAACTTTAATCCACTCCCAGGGTTTCTTCTCTGGATTAAGTTCTGTGACCAGACAAATTGGAAAGTTTCCTGTTTCAAGAAATGCTGAGACTTGGCCACTTATCTTTGCTGGGACATAGCCTAGCATATATGATTCTATACCACCTGTAAATATGAGTCTTATAGCATTAGAATCATACTTATTATCAGGATCAGGAATCATATTTAGTTCTGTACCAACTGTTAATTTATCTATACATTCTTTAGCCTCGTGAAACTTTACTCCTGCGATGTAGAATTCATGTTTCATTAGTAGTTCTCCTTTGTTGTTCTTCATTTTGTAAGTTTTGAGAAAATCATCTATTTTGTATTCATACTTTTTCATTTCTTCAACATTATAGCAATCACATTCTGAGTGCCAGATACATAGTTTATCTGATAATTCTTCTAATATCTTTATTACTTTTACTTCTTCCTTTTTAGTCATTTTATGATATTACCTCTATATTAAAGCATCCTTTAGGTATTTTTTTATTAGTTAAGTGTTGATAGTAAACAATAGCCTGCTTACCTGCAAGTTGATCTCTAATATCCCATAGTCTATGTCTATCTTCATCATCTAATCCAGCACTCACTCCAAACTCATCACCAGTTTGAGATGACATTATAAGTGAACCTATTCTACTTTTTGGAAATCCATCTTTGGATATTTCTTCTTTCCAACCTACTATTTTATAAATATCTTGTTGTTTAGGTTTAAATTTCATTAAGTATATTGAACGTTTTTCTTCATAAATATTATAAAGATGTCTAATAACTATACCTTCAAAACCTTTATTAATTAGCTTATCATAAATAGTCTTAATCTCATTAAGATCTTGACATATCCAATATGGAGCTAATTTGATATTGTATCTAAATGTAGTGCTTATTTTGTTTAACTTATTGATTCTTTCTATCTGAGATATATTAGGAATTTTTAGATCAAATATATAAAAATCTATTTCTTTGTATCTAGGATGAATATTAACAGTTCGACTAACTATTGAATGAATAAGTTCATGACCACCTTCTAAGAATAAATCATGATTATATAATTCTCCATCAAAAGGAAGATTATAAAGATATTGATCTAACAGTTGTTCATTAATATGGGGAACTGAGAAGTATGGATTTTCTTCGCTTGTTAATAAAAGTGCGCCATTTTCAAGTGGAATACTTCTACATCTGTCTCCATCATATTTAGGTTGGACTATGTAAGGAGGAGCCCACTTTGCGAGACGTTTTTCCTCGAAAGGACAACACTTCATTATACCTTTCCAACGTTGCCAGGTCATTACTATTCCTCCATCAATTCAAAGTATTTATCTAATAGTTCAGGCCAATTTTTGTGATTTATAATAGTACAAGTAACATTGTCAAATCCAGGAACAAATATAAGTTTGTAATCCTCTGTATAATTATTAGTTGAATGTTTCCAGATTGATATTTCTATGCAGGATGATACTTTGAATTTTTCTTCGAGGTTTTCTATTATTAATTTTATCTGCTTAATGGAGGGATTTTTAGTTCTTTTAACTGCTTTCATTTCCTTGTTTCCTTTCGTTATTTGAGACCGTTTAATAATTTAACAAACTTAATTAATCATCCTTTTCTGTACAATTTGAAGTTTAATAAAAGCACCTTAAACTGTTAAGTCTAAGGTGCTTTACTTAAAAAAATTAAAAGATTATTCCTGTGCTGCTTGTCTCAGCATTTCAAGCATTTCTTTCTGAACCTCAGGAGTGGCCATTTTGAACTTTGCAATGAATGCAGTTTGAGCGTCAACTCTTCCACCACTTGTCGCTACACCCATTACTGCAGAACCAATCTTCTCTTGGATCTGTTCCTGTGTTAAGCCAGATTTCAAAGCATTTCTTATACCACTCTGAAGAGTAACTCTCCAGTTGGCAAAGGCATTAGATAATACAGGCTCTTCACCGTACATTTCAAGTGCCTCATCCAAGTTTTCGGCATAGTTAACTACTACACTGATAGGTCCTAATCCTTTTTGTGTCACTACTCCTTGTGCATCTTTTTTCTCCGGTACTTGTGCGCTGATTTCTTTTTGAATCATTGGTAGTTCTCCTTTTTTAAAGATTAAAAGATTAAAAGTTTTGGCATTATTGCCACTCATGATTATACATTATCATAAGTTTTATTGGTTGTCAATGTAAATTTTGGTGTATTTCGCACCACTTTAATGTTCTTCTCTATTTGCAATTTTTGTTATCTAGTTTCTCCATTAAGTGTTTAATTTGTGAGTCTTTGTTATTTATAGTATTATGTAAATCTATAATAATATTATTTAGTCTTATAATTTCCAACTCTGTATTTATAAGATCTGAATATAGTTTTCTTGCTTTACCAATTAATTTATCTATAGCAGGCTTATCACTCATTTATATCACCTCCTTTCCAGGCTGAAGTAATCCTCTTTTTATCATATCCTCCTTCATATGATAGTAGCAAAGTGGATTGTCTGATATTTTACTACCAAATATGCTTAGTTTTACAATTCTCCTTTGGTTATGAGAATAATAGTTAATTTCTTTTTCATCATTATAGTTCACTTCACTCAATACCTGTTGTGAACAACCAGTAGATGTACAAACTTTATTATATTCCACTTAATTACCTCCTCTTTTATTCCACTGTTCTATTGCTCCTTCTTTGATGATATCAATATCTATCATTAAACAATACCTCTTTTAAGTGGTTCAACTTGTCGTTATACCAATAACTGACTTAGCCGTTGCTCATCTTGTTCATAATACCTCCTATTAAGTTATGTTACTTCCTTTTTAATTTTAGCTTCACCTACATACATTGTAGTAGGTAAACATTTTAGTTCTGTTTCTAGTCCTATTTTCTTAAGTGCTTGAATAAGACTAGTACTATCTATCTCCCCAGTCTTCGTCTTCGTCCTCACCATCTCCATTTTCTCTAATTTCATCCATTTCATCTTCATTCATTTCTCCTTCTATTGATATAGATACTCCTAGCTGATTAGCAATGTTTATTATTTGTTCTTTGGTAAGTTTAAGTTCACCTTGTTTCTTTTGTCTTTTATCTTTTGCAACTATTTTATATCGACCATCTATCATAGCCAAGTCTCGGTCAATCTTCTCAAATTGAAACTTTTGTTTTTCATATTTTAGTTTAATCTCACAGAATATTCTATTAACATATTCATATTTTCTGTGAGTCTTTTTTATCTCATTATAAATTTGCTCTCTTTGCTCTAAAAGAGTTACTTTTTCATCTTTCATTTTATATCTCCTTTTTTTAGTCAATTAATCTATTCCAAGCCCAAGCATAGCCAAGAACTACACCTATTAAGAATATAATAATAAATAGTACTTTTTCATCGGTATTCATCTAGCTCTCCTTCACATTTAATTAGATTGTTAAATAATTAAACTAACTTGAATGTTTTTAACTTATGTAGAAATATTTCCTCCTCTTTATATATTTTAGTTTGTTTAACTTTTTTGTATCTGAGACATTTCATACTCTTCTGACAAGGTTTATAAAGTGATTTCTTTAACTCATTACATTTGAATTCTTCAAGTATTTGAAATGAGTTGTTTATAGCATTTTCTTTCATTTTATCACCTCTTTAATTAAATAAGTTCATCTAAATAATCAGGTTCAAGACCAAAGAACTCTACACAGATATTCTCTGCGAGTTCTATCTCACCATCTTCAAGGTATCTTTTTAAAGCAACTTGAGCTTCAAGAATTAGCTCTTCAGCTTCTTCTTTTATCATATTGTCTCGTCTCATAAGAATTTGTTTAATAGTCTCCATTTCATCCTCCTTATATTAAGTCTTATCATAATGCGAACGGCTTATAATCTCAGCAATACGTAAAGAGTCAAGAATTACAGGAAAACTCATAAATAATTCTATGTCTGATGGTACATCACGAAGTACCATGCGTTTAGAAATAACTGCATGTGCTGCTTTATATTCTTCTGGTCTATATAACTTACCACTTTTGTCTTCTATCCGTATGTCTAACATTTCATCCTCCTTTTGCTTCCTCTATTAGTTTAATAATCTCTTGTTTACACTCTGTTACATAGTAGTTAAATTTCCTTTAATTATAAAAGTTATTAAAATGCTATTATTTTCATTTTCAGGTCATAATATCACAAAAAAATGCAGTTGTCAAGTGTTATTTTCATTAAATAGATGAAATTTCATCAAAGATGTATAATTACAGGTTTGATTTCCCTGGTCTATTCAATCTAAAGATCATTAAATTATTAAACAAACTTATGCACTATACCTTCATTCATCCTTTTCAACTCCATCAACTGTTCTATATCTTTCTTATCCCTTTTCCTTTCCATTTCATCTAATTCTTCGTTAGTTAATTTCCTAGGACTATTGTCCACTTTCACATTACTCTTATTACCTTTATTACCTGTATCATCTTTATTACCTATAACTCCTCCGTCGTTAGTAAGTTCACATAACAACTTTGATGCATCTGAAGGTTCGAGGCCACAAGTAATAGGAATTTTCTCTTTAATTGCAGCTTTCCAAACATATCCTTCGTACTTCTCCTGTACAGCGAGTCCATCTTTATCAAACTTTAATTTATTTAACTGTGCTTTAGCCTCTTTTAGCTCCTCTTTTTTTATACGATCTTGTATATCTTTCCATTGTTCATCACTTAGTGATGAAGTTGATTGTCCAACTATTATATTACCTAACGCTTCTACAGAGTGACTATTATGCATTAATCTATATTCATTCTTCCCTCCAGACTTACCAAACTTAGGATCAACACCTTCGAGTCTTAAATTCTCTAACTGTCTGGCTCTAGTTATCTTATTCTTTCCTTTCCTTCCCATGCCAGTTCCAGGCTGATATAATTCTCTCATTATTAAAAAGTCACTAGCTTCTAACACAGTTTCAATGATCTTAGGTAATTGTCCATTAGATTCTATTATCTGCTTACATAAATCTAAAGACCATGATAATAGTTGGCTCATACTTTTAATATAAACACCTTGAGATTCCCAGTACATAGTCATCTCTGCTAACAACCTAATATCAATCCTACTCTGTACAGGAATACTACTTTCAACTTTCTTATCATTATCACTTATCATTTTACACTCCTTTACTTATTAATAGTTACACAACTCACAATTTATAACTTGTAGTTACACAACTCCTCCGTCGATATTCTTCACTTATCATTCTACACTATTGATAAATAGTGTGAATGCCAAGATCGTTCAATAATTTAATGAACTTGATTCAAATGTACCAATGTATTCATGTATTCATGTAGCCTGTATTCTAACCCCCATGCCACCCCAATAACTTCCTTCTCTTCTCTTATTATATACTACTATATATAGTATATATATATATGGATAAGGGTTAGAATACACAATACAAATAATACAATAATACAATAATACATTAATACACAACCTACAATCCTTTGTCAAGGTAATTCTTGGTACATTTGCACAATCTTATGGATCTATGCACCGTGTATCTTTGACCATAAAAAAGCCTCACACTTAAAAGTGCAAGGCTTTAGTTTAATACTAATGATTGTAAGAACTTCAGTTATTATAGATTCTTATTATTCTTCCGTTTCTTCTACTTCTTCATCATTGATCTTATTTACATTTAATAGTTGCGGATTGTCAACAGCTGCTATTGCAAGTTCGAGTGCCTTATTAGCTGGAATCCCTGCATTGACAAAGGCAGTTCTGAATTGGTCAATTTGTTCTTGGCGTGATTTAACCTTCCGCCCGATATCCTGAGCGATGAATGTTTGACCGTTCAACTCATTGAGTTCTTCCAAGCTCAATTTGCGCCAAGGTCGTTGACCTGCAATTACACGATTTGACACTAGCCATGATTTAATGTCAAGGTCACTAGCGGTTGAAAAGTCAACCTTGATTGTGATCTGTGCCTTCTCATCACGGTCATTGGTAATGCTTAACGTATGTTGTACTATACCTATAGTTCTACCTATCATTGTTAGTTCCTCCTTACACTGTTAAGGAAGTCCCTACAATCATTTGATACTCAAATTGTCAATGAGCACTGAGGAATGATAAAAGTTATCATTCACGTTTCATTATATCAGATTGACCGATAATGTCAAGGTTTATTTATAAGTCATTGATATCATTGGATAAATAATTTAATGAAGGTCGAAGGGGGAGTTGTGCATTGATCTACGGCGGGTTACCTTCAAGATATTTTGTGTCAAGTTTTTAAAATGTACCAAATGGTGCGGTGCACTACTGAACTTGAGCTCGCTCAGGTGAGTGTGATGAGATTGTTCAATTATTGAATGGTCTCGGACACTCACCTTGGATGTCCAGGCAGACGACCAGAGGGAGTGTTGAGTACATTGAGGTTGAGCGTTGACACCTTGTACTCAAAGTACTTTGAATGTTGAGTGTTGAGTGTTGAGTTCGTTCAATTAATTAACGAACTTTCCACGCACCAATAGTGCCACCGAACCTTGTTCG